ACCACTTCCGTATAGAGTTATGCCTCTCGGATTTGATTATTCGAGAGGCTGTATTATTTATTGATATACGTAGATATCAAGAATGGACGTATCACCAGCAGATGATTTGAATCCAATCGTCCCGACAATGCCGGGTGTCAACGAGCTAATGTAAGACGCTCCGGGTGTTCCCGCAATTGTATTCACGTTTTGCAATACAATGCTTTCGCGGTCAAGATTAGGAACAGAAATTGTTACTTCAGTCGTCCCGTTCAATGTTACTTGTCCAACACGCGCACGTTTCAGTGCGCCAAAAGTAAATTCACCCATTTTATAGTCTCCTACGTTGTTAAATATGAGTTGATAGTCAACACACCACTACCAGTTAATGAATCAGAACGCCGTTTCAGGTTAAGCTCTTCATCTTTGGCACGTGCCGTGTAATATTGTTCCATATTAGGATCTTGTTTATATTCCGCATAAATCCGTGATAATGCGTTATAAATAATCATTCGGTCGGCATATAATGTAAAATCATTTGTATCAGTGCCATTTACCAAATCCGCATAGTCTTTAATATATCTTAAGGTTAAATCATAAGCAATATTTGGGTAAAAATAAACTTCAAACTGTTGGCTGCAATATGTATATACGTAGGGGATACCAATACCTTCTACGTTTGATCCATCATAAACATCAGATGAAATTTTACGAAGCGGGTAAAACAGGTTTGAATAATGAATTGTTAGGCCTCCAGATTGCAACTCAACCAGAAAATCAGCAGGGATATTCGGGATAACTGGATAGCCTTGATTTAAAGTAATAATAGTTGATTTCTCGTTAAACCAAAACACATGGTATTTATAATACCGTAATGCGTCATTGATAACGGAATCAACACTGGCAGAAGTAATAGACGTAAAGGAGGGGTCTTGCAACCTTTCCGCTATCTTCGTTCGAATTTCTGCCAGTGTTGCCATTGGTGTTATACCAATCCGTCATATGCCAGAGTGATCTGGGCAGAGATGGTTCCGGCCGTAGTGGTAGTACCACCACCAGTCGTTACCGTAATCCACCCATCAGCAGCCGCAACAAACGTGTATGCCGTTGCAAGCCCGGTGACAGGGATGACCCCGCCAGTTTGTGGGATGGTGGATGCACTTACAAAAGCAGCAGGAGCGTTTGTGTAAGTCACGTTATCATCGTACACATAACCGACAGACGCAGTTACCGCTGTACCTGTATCGATATCGGTCGTAAATACTCCCGATGCGTTACAGATAAATCGTGCGCCTTTACGGAAAGGAACCAGACCGATAACCGTACCGGACGCGGTCGAAGATGGTACGGTAACCGTAACAGCTTCTGTACGCAATGCGCCCGAGCGGTCAACTTTCGCTCTGTTATAATCAACAGCAGTACCGCTGTATTTAGATGGATAAAGTGTAGGTGCAGTCATTTTAAACCTCCGTTATTAAATGCTGTGAGAAGCGGCATAGGTGGAGATAACAATCACACCAATGTCGTCTTTTCCGGTTGGGGTCATTTTCTTAGCACCATAAATCATACGAGCTTCCATACCTTTGAAGTAATCGTAATCTTTCATTTGTGCGAAGAATTTGACTGGTACATCATTGTCGCTCAAGCGGCTACCGAATGGGGAAGCGAACGACAGAGCGTCACGACCAACCAACAGACCACGGCGAACGGTTGGGATAACCGCAGAAGTCGATCCATTAACACCATAAGGAGTACGTGGGGCTTCGTAAATATAGACGTTACGATACTTACCAGCACAAACCATGTTGTTTTTGAAACGATTCTCAATAAAGTTATCTTCCGAAGATCTCTCAAGGGTTGACAATTGAACATTAAACCATTGGGCTTTACCGATGGAATCACGCATAAGGTCCACGATTTGCTCTGGAGACAGATACAAGTCGTATGTGTTACCATCAAGCATTTCAATTGGCTGCAAGGTCAAGCTTGCCGCTTCCAGTGCGCTATCAATCAAGTCCAAAGACATTTTGTCAGATGCGGTTAAAGCCTGATCACTTGATCGTCCACTTGCTCTAACGATACGGTTAGAGGTTGGCGCAACAATCGAGTTATGGCCTTGAACATGCAACAAGTCAGTGCTATTTGCGTAAGCAGTACCACCAATTGTCAAAGACGTAGGAGCCGCACCAGCCAATTGATACAACACAGAAGTGTCAACTAGTTCAGCGACACGGCGTTGCAGTTGGCGTTTGGCGACTTCATCGAACTTGACGTAGGTACGTTGTTGTTCGATCGTGTTAACGTTAGGGTTCAGAACACCAAGACGGGAAACGTTCATAACCATGTTATGAGATTTCAGGTCAAGAGCCTCTTCGTTACCATCCAAAGTTCCGCCCTCACCAACAGGAACGCCGAGCAGTTTACCAGCATAAGCAAAGGTAACTTGGTCGCCGACTTTGTTAGATCCAATCAGCTCTTCAGGGGTATAAATTGCACCACGGGCCATTATGTGACCGAACACGGTGTTTTGGAGAGCTTGCAACCAAGTCTCCATTTCCCAACGTTTTACCGTTAGGGAGTTAGTCGAAGTCATTACAGTAGTGGACATTTGTCACTCCATTGTTAAAGAATTAAATTGATTTTTCTTTAACCGCTACCCGATATTGTTAGCCTCGTGAGGGCCTACTTTTTTGTTAGGGCGGGAGTGACCCCGCCTAGTTCCGCGATTGGAGCGATATTGTTAGCCTCGCATTGGCCTAACTTTAAAGCAAGTCGTCAGCTAGTTAATCAGCATAGATTTTTACTTTATCATCTGCCGATAACCGTGCAAAATCTGATAACGTCATTCCATTTGCATGGTCTTTTGTCAGGGCATTTCCGGATGACCCACGACCGCCAGCAGATAGAGGAGTAGCAGCTTTTGCTTTATTCTTTTTGACAACTTCAAACGTATCAACTTTTTGAGGTTTATCCTCTTTATTTTGATCCTTTTGTGGCCGTCCATATACTGATACCATATAATTATACATCGCGTCAACAGGATTTTGCCCATTTTGTGCAAATCGTGCTGCAAGCTGTACTTTCTCCAGTTCAAGCTGTTGCCGGATGGATTGTTCCGTTGCATTTGGATTGAGGAATTTCTGTTTCGCAACCTCACGATCAAACGCATTTTTCACAACATCATAATAATCCTGATTAGCTTTCGCGTAGTCACTTTCCATACTCGAAAGCTCTTGCTTTGCATTGTTCAAGGTCATTTGATACTGGATTTGCTTAATCGTATCCGCAAGCTCAACTTGGCCTTTTTGGCTTTTCTGAATGTTATTAATCAACCAAGCCTCCGGATCGATATTAGGATCAATCTCTGGTTCGGCTTCTTTAGTTGGTTCTTGCGCCTGCTTCTGTTGCGTCATAAGCTGCTGCATCATTTGCTGCATTTGCTCATTCTGCTTGCGGAAATATTCACGCTCTTCGTTTGCTTTGGCTAATTGCTCTTCGAACTCTTTTGTCCGGCGGCGTTGATACCCAGATACTTTTTCTTTGTCTGGATTTGGTTCGGTTGGGGCTTCTTCTTCCTCTTTTTCAGGCTCTTCGGAATGATCTTCTTCCTCTGCTACCTCTTCTTTTTCAGGCTCTTCCGCCTTCTCAACATCCTTGAGTTCGCCATCATTGATGGTTACTTCGTCTGGAGTTCCTTCTAGGTCGTTCAGTGTATCAAGTAGACCCATATTTTTACCTATTATGCATTTATCCGGATTTGTTGATTTTCAGGCGAAGACTGCCGGATAACAGCGTTTTCAATCTCCGTCTGTTCTGTTTCGCTAACTGTTTTATTCGCGTCAGCGTTAATCTTTTTGATAGATGCAATCTCTTTTTCTGCACGTACCATGTTAAGGCTTGCTTGTGTGAGGAGGTTTTTGATTGCGGCCTGATTGCCTTCATCTTGTAATTGTTTGATCTGTGCCTCAAGTTGCTGCACGTATTGCGGATCTATCTGCGCGTCTTTCGGTATAAACAACTCTGTTATTTTCTGTACGTCTGCCTGCTCAAGGTTCGAGTATTTAAGCGCCATGGTGTACAAGAGTTTGGCGGATTGCGCATCACCTACAGTCAAAAGCTTATCGGCGATGCTTACAATTAAAGTCGCACGCTCTTCTTTCTGGGTCGCGCTGTCTGGTGCTTCTTGGATTGCAACGTCATATTGATCGACCATGTTGTCCAAAGACATTTTGACAAACTGCATTACCCCATCATCGACAACACGGAACAATTGCCCGTCATTGTTTTCGACAAGGATACGCATAAGCGGTAGCATAAGGCGGGCATGTTCTTTTTGATACAAACTAATCGCGTCAAAGAACGTAGCAAGGGTGGATGTAACTTGCTTAATGCGTTGGCGTTGTAATTGTGCCGTTTCCAGTTTGTTTTCAGACGACCCAAGGAAGGAAGGATCAATACCAGCAACGTCTGGAAGAGCGGAATCCGCAAGTTGGATTATTGTCTCTGCTCCCGTTGGTTTATATGCTTCCCGTTTCGGCTGTATTTTACCGCCAGATAAAGCCCCATCCTCAACGATGGCAACGGCATCCGTTTTTGCATACTTCGCTTCAAAGTCACGAATATCCTCAATAGCAGACCGTTCTACCATAACGCCACCCTTGGACAAAGTGGCGATAGAGAAAAGCATCTCGGTTAATACTTTGTTGTAATACAGGGCAGGCTCTTTAAGTGAGTTAACCATACCAACCCACATTTTATTTTGTTCGTCATAATCACCAGTTTTGAATTTAATGGTGAACCCATCTTGGACAGGAGACTTATAAGCGGTAAAGCATTTGTTCCCAGACACAACGGCGGAATAATAAACGCGGCGATTAAACGAATCAAATTCGATCATATCGCCAAAGAACTCTTCTAATTTCGCTTTTGTTTCAGCGTCAGACGACACAATCTCGTCTTTTGGATTGTATCTATATTCTCCGTCCTCTTTTTGTTCCGATGCAATAACTTCGCAGCGTTGCAGCGCAAACAAATATTCCGGCGTATTCGGATCCATAGTCAGAAGAGGATTTTTAGCACGATAGAACTTTTCGATATCGTACCATTGATAGAAATAGACCTTCACGATCCGTTGCTCTTGGCTTTCCCAGTCGTAAATTTCTTGGA